GATGTATTTACAGAGATTATTTTTGAAAAACATTTGACAATCTATAATGGCCGTTAAATTTTGGAACACGGGCGCGAGCGCGGCCCGATTTAGGAAACAATCCTCAAGCAACAAGCGTCAAGCGCCCAAATCCTCAAGCAACAAGCGACAAGCAACAAGCCCAACCGCGGAAGCATCAAGCAACAAGCCTGAGTCAACAAGCTCAAGAACCTTGCCGCCTGTATAAAGTTTCAGGTGCCAAGGATCGAGGGGGTTTTGCTGGTTTACAAGAATGAAACTATTGCGTGGATGTTTCACGTGAAACGCAATTTGATGTGGAGATAATCTTACTTTTTTACTCTGACTTACTTTAAATTCAATAGTAAAAAAAGTGCCTTTTTTATTGTAAGCAAGCGCATCTGGTGTACCTAAACTGCTAATATTTTCAAGCCTAGTATAAGAAATATTAGGTGTATTTTTCTTCCAATATTGATAAAATTTAGCCTCTGGCCCCATATTCTATTCAAAGTAAAATGTGTTTACGATTTTTTCTTTTTTACAGACCCCATCTTCCAATTTTCAGCTGCAATTTCAATTACTAACCTATGTGATTCTCTTGCTCCAATTATATTATTCTCAAACAATGTGATAGAAAAAATATCAAAGTAGCCATCTGGAGAATGAAACTCACCTCTAGGTAGTTTAACTTGTACTCTTGCATTCTGACATGTTGGTGATTTTAAAAATCGATCTAGCTGTGTAGCTAATTCTTTCGCATTTATCATTAGTTGACTTTTACTCTACATTACTTTAATTGTCAAATATGGCAGGCGTACCAAAAAGATTAACTGAAAAACAAATGAAATTTGCACAATTATTAGTTGTAAATGAAGGTAGAAAAACACCTACACAATGTGCAATAGAAGCAGGTTATGAGGAAGATAGTGCTTACGTTAGAGCATCTGAATTAAGAAACCCCCAGAGATATCCATTAGTAGTTAAATACACTTCTGAAATAAGAGAAGAGTATCAAAATAAATATGACATACATTTAAAAGGTCATATTGCAGAACTAGGAAGACTCAGAGATGAAGCAAGAAAATCAAAAGCATGGTCTGCAGGTATAAATGCAGAAATTGCTAGAGGTAAGGCAGGTGGTTTATATGTTGAACAAAAAATGATTCTAACAGGTAAGATGGAAAATACAAATAAAGAAGAGATGAGAAGAGAACTTGCTTCAATATTAAATGAATACTCACCTCTAATGGATGAAGGAAAAGATATAACAAAAAAATCTTCTTCTAAAATGAAAAAAGTTAACTAAGTTTTTTTATAGATTCAATAACAGCAGTTGGAATTATAGTTGTGTTACCAATTGTTTCAAACGTAGGTTTGTCTTTTGTTTTAATATAATCTGTAAAGATTCTAGTAACACCATTCTTTTGACTAACAAGATAACCTTTTGATACACACGTTGGTAATTTTTCTTTGTTAAGTGATTTAGTATCTGACCAGCCGGCGTCCCCCTCGATATCAAGCCATTCTATTTCAACAAATGGATAAGCAGATATATCATTGCCCAATGCTTTTACATTCAATGGTATTGTCTTCTTGCTTTTAGGTTTTCTTTTTTTCTTTTTAGGCATAAGACTTATATAGCATTACCCCTATAGGTTTTCCAGAATTTTAAATGCAAAAATCAAATCCAAAGTACTCTCGCGGCCCCTATACTCAAAAATCGTTGGTATTACTTGCTGATCACCTCAACCCCTGATCCCTTCTCTTTTTCTAAAGGGTTTTGCCTAATTTAACAATACCCAGAAACCTATAGGCAGGTGATGAACCACATAAAACCTCACTTTTTAATTGTGGCAATACTGCCTTATTTAGGTAGTTTAGAATCATTATAGTATTTATCAACTCTCTCTAGAAATTTATGTTGATATGAGATAAATTCTCTACCCTTTACTTGAAATTTTTGGAAATAATTGTCTGGAGTGCACATCAGTATAACTCCTTGAGTAATTTCTGTATTATAAACTTGATTGTGAGCCATAGCATAAGCTGCTAGTTGAATAAAATAGTCTTCAATCCATTCTTTACGTTTTGGTTTATTAGATTGCTTGAAGTCAACTATAGAATCTTCGTAGTCATACACTCCAACAAGATCAGTTGCACCTGCGTACAGACCAGGGTAATATAGGGTAACTTCACTGCCCCATATCTCAGACATGTCGCATAAACCCTTACTAATAATCACATCAGCCATTGCTTTTGCAACCTTACCTTCATCAGTTAGATCCAAATGACCCTCACCCAATATGTATTTTTCTAAATGGTTGTGCATGTTAGTGCCCCTGCTGGCCGCTTGATCCCTGACTCTATCCGCCTGAACCGCTCCAACTTTAGTCTGCCACTTAGCGATAGAGTCTTTCTTCTCTTGGCTCTGAGTAGCTTGTAAAATTGTCGTAACACTTGGTAACTTTTTGCCAGTTATCTCGTAGTGACGTCTACCCTCAATCGAAGTTCGCATAGAAGCCGGGTACTCGAACTGTTTATTCCATTTCATATTAAATCATCTCCTTCAATTAGTTTTATATTAAATTTTTCAGCTACCTCTTTCGCACCGCTAGTATATCTAGCAGTCGTAATAAACATTAATTCTTTCTCATACTTACTATCTTCAATACCGGCCGCACCCCATAATTCTCTAATTTCTTTAGGGCCTACTGGTCTTTTCCAATGTTTACATTGAACCAGTAGTTTATTAGTAGAACCATCTTTCTGTTCTTTCAAAGCTCTAATATCAATACCTCCATCATAATTATTTCTTTTAATTACTTTCCAACCTAAATCAGACACATACTCTTCCATTCTTTCTTCAAAACCTGCTGGAGAAAGCTCATGTATTTCTTTAACCTTTTCTACCTCATAGTCAGATGCATAGAATAGACCATTTAAACTCTTACTTCTATATGTTTTTTCTTTTTGAGTTATTGATTTTTTACCCCATTCACAACCATTAACAAAAGTATGATTAGGGGGTATTGGAATATTTAAATTACTTGCAAGAATTAATTGAAATTTTGAAGCTTTATGTCCTTCTGGTAATAACCTGGTGTGGGCTCTTCTTTCACCATTAAATTTTTTATTTTTATCAAAGAAGACTCTTTCTTTTTTAAGTTGTTCACTATCAGGGTTTCTTTTGTATTTTGTAATAGGAAGGTAAATGATTCTTTTTTTATCTGAACTACTACCTGTAGGTACTTTTCTGCCACGATAATTCATAGTAGAATCTCTTTCTATCAATACCTTCCAATCCCTGATGCAGGAAGCTAGTTTCAAGTATATTAATGAAGAGGAGCTGTCTATTTTCTCATCATAAACTGTTCCGCTATTAAATAACCAATACTTAAAGTCTCTTTTTTCTTTAGAAAAGATTTCAAATAAATATCTTTCATTGTGATCAGTTACAAACATAGCAATTACTTTTTCATATTCTATAAAACGAATGTATTTAAAAATAGGATCATCTTTTATTTCAACACACGCATTATATGGAACCCATAAACCTGTTGATTGATCCATAGCTTCATTTAAGATTTCTTGTATTTGTTTTTTTGTATCTGGTTCAAAGTTTATTTTTTCTAATGGATGTCGAAGAGCAGCACTTGAACCCTTATCTTTTATCTTATCAAAGTTTTCATTAAAGTTTTGTTCACTAATAAGTTTTCCTTCTTCTAAAATTGCTGGAAATTGATCTGTTTCTAAACAACTATTAAGTAAGTTAAAATTATTTATGGTTGTCCAGAACATATAACAATCTATCTTAGAAGCATTTTCTGTTTTAATAGGACCAACATTAGGTATATGTGTCCCTTCTTTTGTAAAAAGACTCAGGGCTATAAACTGATACATGTGGTAAGCAACCTCACCTTCTGAAAAACCATCTTCTGTATTCATTTCTCTTTCATCCAACATTAAATTATTGTATGAATTTTTCATTGACTCTAAGTTTATATCTGCCTCATCTAAAATTTTAAAAAGTCGTTTAGTTATTTCATAACCAGACTTCATATCTACATCTGCAAACAGTTTATAAGTAAACTCTACTTGATCGAAATCACTTTCTTTATTAAGAATTTTTTCCCATCTTTCTGTATCTGCTTCATAAACAGTGCTTAACATTTGAATTAAAATAGATATTTTTAAGGACAAGGCTGTGTAATAACTTGATTTTAATAAAGTTTGGTTATTAAAATTAGCTATTTCTTTTTTAAACTTCTCAACATTAACTCCAGTTTCTGTTTCTAAAAAAGTTTTAGCGCTAATTATTTCATCAGAGACAGCTTGGGCAATTAAATATTCATTTAATATTTTTGAAGGCATTGCTTCAAACATGCCTTTGTATCTTTCTACATCATATTCTTTTTGATAAGGGCCTTCTAGTCTATTAATTATACTTTTAAAATGAATATTGTTTTTCATAGTAAGTTTAAAAGCTTTGTTTTTATAAGCTTTTGTAAAAACTATGTATATATTTAATTCATTATTAAATTGTTTAAGTTTAGTTAAATCTCCGTAAGATGAAAAAACAACAGTTTTATTAATTGTTAAAAAATTATACCAATATGAATTTGATTCTTCGTTATAACTATCTTTTAAATAAGAACTGATTTCTAAATGATGATAATCATGGGGGTTGTCGTTTAGTATTAATAAAACTCCATCTTTGTAAAAATTAAATTTACCTCCTACTTTATTAATTTCATTATTTTTTACATAATCATAATCAATGTCTTCGCTTTCTAAAGCACCTATGTCCTGTATTTTTTTACCATGATCTCCAGTTGCAAAACTTCTTATGTTAATTTTTTTAGCAGCAATTTTATGTTCTTTAGTTGTATTTTCTCCTAACCAAAAAAACACATTGTCTGTGTCTGATCTTATATTATTTTCTGATACTATTTTATTTCTTTTCTCAAATTCTTCTTTAGTTAAATCATTTGGAACCATAAACTTATCATTAACTAGTTGATTTTTAATTTCAATTTCGTTTTCTTTTCTTATTAAATTTGATATATAATTTCTTTCTGTCATACTATATTTATAGGATATTAAATGATAAATGTCAATTGTTTATTTTATAATTTATCTTTTAAACTGTCCAAATAGTCCCGTGTTTCCTTGTCTAATTCTCTTTCTTTTCTATTAGCTTTAGATTGTTTTAACGACTCATCTAATTCCTTAATTTGTTTTTGACCAAAGATTGTATCAAAGTTGTCTCTATATTTATCAGTGCTTGGTCTAGACTTTCCGTCCCATTGTTTATCTTTTTCTTTTGTAGCCATAACCTTTTTCTCTATCTCCATATAATTTTTGCCATGACCATGAAGTCAATGCTGTTGAATAGTGATATATCTTTTCTAATATGTATTTAATCATTTTACGCTTTTCTTGTTTTCCCAGATATTATTATTGAACACTTGTATGAGTCTAGATATTTCAACTTCGTGCTCTTTTTTAAACTTATCTTTAAATATTATCTTACAATCATCTGCAGGTAGTTTTGTTTTACCATACAACAGTACCACATCATCTACCATGGTATGATACTTCCTACGATAACACCTAACCAAAAACAAACAGCTAATGGATGATCTATCCAAAATATTTCTAATTTAAATCTTATTTCATTTATTATTTTCATCATTTTTTTAACCTTTCATGTTTATATTGATCAAAATTTACAATATTTTCTTTGCCAATTGTAGAGTAATGTTCTATAACCTGTTGAATTTTATCAAGTTTTACGTGTGCAAAAGGCCATAGAATACAACAGACATGGTACGCATCTCTAAATACACAACGCCATCTATACTGCATTTTATGTCCATTCTTACGTGGTTTATTATTTAAAGTTCCACAACCTACAACTTCATTGAGCCATACTAAAACACTACGATCAGTCATTGCAATCTCCATAGAGATACGCCAACAATCATATTCTTTAACAACATTACCTTTTTTCTTTTTCTCTTTATATTTTTTGTAAGTAATACACCCTTCGCCATCAAATAAACCTGCAATGTATGCTGCATCTGTTTCATTCATTTTTTGCTTTCTGTTGTGCAATCCAAATTGCTTCTTCTATTTTATTTTTAAAACCTCTAGGTATTCTGTGTTTTTCTTTTTGTATAGTACGTTTACCATCTGTGTGTCCAAACTCATGCTGGTCCCTTGACGCCTGATTCTCGTTTCCAACCTCTACTTCAACACCTTCTTCAGTAATCTCTGACCAGTGTTTACTTTTTAACATTTTCTAGTTCCATTATTTGTATATACTCATTCAATCTATCATTTTCTTTAGCAAGAATATAATTGTCTTGTTTTATTTGTATAATTAATTTTTCTAGTTCTTCTATTTTTTTAGTTAAATTTAAAGTATTTCTATCGTTTGTCATTTTTTATTATATATTTAAGTATCGTAGTCGTTGGATCAATGTCTTTACTGCAATGGCTTAAGCAAAGGATGGCTATCAAAATAATCATCAAATTCTTTATCATGAACATCTCCTTGTGAATTACATAAAGTGCATTGAGCAACAACGTCAATTCTTCCTTCTTCTAATAAAACTTTTATAAAACCGTTACCCTGACACTTTGGGCACGTCTTTTTTTCCGCCGTCATTTTTTTTCTCCTGTATATTTTTTAATTGTACTAACATTGCAACGTGTTGTGTGACTTCTCCATAAGGTCTATTCCACATGTACTGTAGTAATTGTTTTCG